ATTGCCAAGGTTGAACAGTGTGGCTGATTGGTTGGCTAGGAAGGCGTTGCGGTTGCCATACGGCCCGTCTAGCTCCTGCTGTGACATGCCCATGTGCTTGTAGATAATCTCGTCAACCCAATCTTCGTCCCACCCCTCGGAGTGGACAGATGCCTTTAGGTCTTGGATGGACATGAAATGGCGAATGTGAACTCGGTCAACTCGCTTTGCGTCCATCGTATAGGATGGGTAAATGATGTCAGCGCGTGGGCATTTAGCGGAAACCACTGGTCGGTCTATGTCGCCCTTGGCTACTGGAATCTCTGCTACGCCGTTCTGTCGCAACTGCTTGAGTGCCTTCTTCGCACGCTTCGGGTTCACACCGTCAAATGCGTTCTGCAGCATCTCTAGGGCTTCTTCTACCCGATCCTCGTCTGCCAGCAACTCAACCAACTCAGGGGCTTGTTCTGCAATCTCTTCTAGGTCAATCTCTTCTAGGTGTGTACGCAGTCGCTTCTCCCATCCTACCCATGTAGCTGCAATGCCCTTCTCGAACATATCATTCAGACTCAGCTCGATCTGGTCATAGGAATTAGGAATCCAGCTGTCTAGCATCCACCGAATGAATACAGTAGTACTGGCGGCACGCTCAGCATCGTCGCCGTTCACTGGTGCGGCTGTAATATTGCCGTCACGGATAGCGTTCATGATGAGGGCCACCAAAGTGTTAATGCGCGGATCAATGACTGGAACCTCTTGGTCGGAGGCCATCGTCCACGGCTTAGCGTCAAGCTGGTGCTTCTTCTGGTCAAGGGTCTTGCCAGGCCACCACATGCGCCGCTGGTTGTAGGAGTCTGCGCACTGATCTGCATAACCAGAATGGTCAGACAAATCCTTACGGTAGACTTCGTTCAAGTTGTGGACATTAGGTTCTTTGCGAACATACGCCAAGTCTTCAAGATATTCGTCTTCCATTTTGGTAATTATACGTGATTGGCATTACGCGCCTTTGATAGTGACCTGCGATAAATCACCTCAATGTTCTTTCGGCGCTTTCCACAGAGTTGTCCCATTCCTGCATTGGTTAGCTCTACGCTGCACCTTGACACGCTTCTTTGCAGAAACTCCCATGATAGCCAAGCCTCGAAGCTTTCCTTTCGGAAATTGTGGTCGTCCACATAGTCTAATTCACCGCCCCAAGCATTCATGATTTAACGGTGCTCCATGCCGAACCTGCCAAGGATGCATGTCGATAATACTCAACCCCTCGATATTCAATGACCTCCAATCGCATTGGCTGCCCTTGGAAGGATGAGACATTGGACGAGAATGGGATTAGTGCGCGAACCGTCTTGATTCCATTTTCATCTTTGATCTTACATTCCACCTCATACCGTCCCTCTTGGGTATAGCTGCATACTGAGTCTACGAACTGAGGCTTTACTGCTTCCTCAATCTCCTTGACTACCTCGTCTGACTGCTGCTCATCGAAATATGCTCGAATAAACTCCTCTGATTCTGACGACAAGTCTCCAGACTCGTCAGGTGCGAACTGCTTGCGTAGCCGTCCTATGCTCATGGCTGTGACGCCATACTCCTCTGCTAGATCTTTACATTTCATGTTAGTATCCTCCTATAGTTGATGTTGATATAAATGCGTCCTTTGCGTAGAACTCGATTCCAGATCCATTGCAGTGCGTAGCTGCATAGCGGGGAAGGTCAATGAAGTCCTTCAGCGGCTCATCCTTCTTCCCGTTCTGGCAGTAGTTCATGAAGCTAAAGATTGAGTTTCCGCAATCCGTTGACATCCTGAAACTTGGAGAATTGGTAAACTTGTCAAATGGCTGCTTATTGTCGAAGGCCAACCACTCTTGAATCTTAGCCAGACCCACGTCCTCATGCGCTCCGAATGACGGAACTGTCTCAATACCAATGTCATACAGCTCATCCTGCAATGTTCGCTCTCCATCATCGGCAGTCTGCTTGGGACTGTGGGCAAAGCGAATGTCAATGATTCGCTCAAAGATGGGGATGTTGCCCTCGATCTTCGTCCACTCCATCTGTAAGGAGCGGATAGACAAGCCCCCACAATCCTCTGCTGCTGGGCCACGCTTCCACGTAACTGCATCATCAGACCGAACTTGGGACTTGCCCTCCACTGCCCATTCCCCATACGTTGCGCGATCAGGCCATTCAGCCCATTGCCTTACGTCACCCTTAGCGTTCACGCCATACCAAGCACACGCCCACGACTTCGCGCCAGCAGGGTCAATCACTTGGTAGTTTGTCCATGATCCGTCCGAGAAATCAATCTTCTCCTCCTGTGGGTCGTAAATGTGTGCCACTTGGTCAAACGTCCCAAACATCGCCGTCATAGACTTAGTTGGGTAGCCGTACAAGACCTTCTTGATCTCCTCCACAGAAGCATTGGCGTGATTTCGGGCAAGACGTTTCCAGTTCGAGAACGGGTTGCGTTCCGAGTGGTAGTACACAATTGCCATGTTGTCACGTCCTGCTGGCTCCTGAACATACGGCATCAGCTCGCCGTCTAGCAGGGAAGCTGGCAGACTCTCGACCGTCTTAGCCCCATCCAGCATAGAACCTACGCAGGGAGTGTAGCCACGGAGCGGTGTGAATGTGACTAGGATCTTAGCATCGAAGTCACCGCAACGGCTACGCAATCGTTTCAAAAGCGTTTCATCTCCAAGGTACTCATCACACCATGTACCGATGTTGATGAACTTGCAGTCTTTCCTTGGAGCACCGAGTTTAGCACCTTCAATCACGGAGTCATCGTTTTGGAACTGAGTGTAGAATTTGAAGTAGCAGACTGACCCGTTGGGTAGGATGAACTTGTTGCCAGTGAATCCTGTAGCCTTGGAATAGTTGATCTTGGCTACCTCGTCCTTCTGCTTCTTCTTGTACTCCTGCGGCATCATCTCCCATAGGTAGGGCTGCTGACGCTCCACAGAGGCATCCTCATTCTGCGCCCAGCACACAATCTCGGTGTTGGGATTCTCTATGAGGGCACGCATCACTAGCCACGCAGCACTGCGGCTCTTCCCTGACCTGTTGCCACCCAGCACCCATACCTCATCAATCTTAGTCTCTAACAGTAGGTCGCGCACCCGCTCTTGCTGCGGAAGCACAAAGCTATTGTAGACGGGGTCAATGATCGAAGCCTCAATGCGGTCATTGTGCAACTGAATGCTCTGAAGGTAGGCTTCTGGGTCACTCTCAAGCAAGGCCAACTGATCCTCGTCTGAGGGTGGCTTTAGGATCGGGTGTTCTGTGTATTCTAGTTCCATAGATCAATTATCTGAGTTTCCATAGGCACGGACATGATGCTTTGGTTGATTTTCAGCTCGTCGCTAGGTTTGCAGAGATTTATAATGACATTTGGTCTACACCCTTCGATCCTGCAAATATCCGCCTCTAATTGGCTCTTGGTAAAGTATTTAATGATTGCATCGCTATTGCCGATAGCGTCACTGATTGTCATTTTCTTTTCTCCGAATATCCAGATGTGTTTCATATTAGTCTACCTCAATTAAGGTTGACTCAACCTTTTTAGCCTCCTTTGCCTTTGCAATCTTGGCCTCAAGTTTCGCCCTCTTGTCCTCAAACTCCTCTTGCGTCACCACATGCTCAACCACATGCTTCTGTACATTATTGCCCGTCAGCTTGCTGTGAATGTCGTTGAAGCCTTGGAGTGCCTTCGCTTGCTTGAACAGCTCGTTGCCGTCAATGGTAACTTCCCCGTTGTGAACCGCATCCGAGTATTTGTCTTGTGACTCTCGGAAGGTGTCGATGCCCTGGAACTGAATAGCCGCAATCTCCGATGCCCACGCGTTGCGAATGAGCTGGGATTCTGGGTCTGAGAATAGTTCTGCCTGAATGTCGTAATAGACGTTCTTCGTGCAGTTCTTATTCTTAATGAAGCTGTAGGCAGATGTAGGCTTTTGAAGGATGTGGTTGGCTACCTTGCACCACAGCACTGGGTCGCGGTGACACCAGCCTTGAGGCCCTAGAGAGCCCTGAGTCTTTGTCAGAGCCTTGGCAACGTAGTCCTTAGTCTTTAATGCTAGTTCTTCACTCATCTTGTTTTCTGGATCGGACAGTCTTAGTCCTTTTTTCCGTAGATGATGCGTGAGCGCATACCCGCTGGCAGCTCGCTCTTTGGAACCTCCCTGCCCGTATATT